TTATGAAAGCAAGTCATGTCAATCACCCATCTAATATTTGGGCTCGAGAAACAAGTTCTAATTATATGTACTTATGGAAAATTTACATCGCTACCTTGGCAGAATACACTCATAGGTATGGTAAAACACACGGTTCTGGTAGGGCATCACTCAGTCTTATAAGACCACCTAAGAATATTAAACAGGGAAAGCTTACTTCACTACCACAAGCAATGCCTGACTATTGTAAAGTGGTGGGTAATTCAATTCAGGCTTATAAGAACTACTATATAAACGAGAAGTCTTATTTTGCTAATTGGAAAGGTAGGGAAATACCAGAATGGTTCAGAGAGAAGGATATTACAATTACATGCTAAGGCGCAGCCGTGAAGAAGATACAAAGGATAACGATGGTGATTCTATTGAAACTTTACTGCGCCGTGAAATAGTAGAAATGCAGAAATCAATTCATCATATGCAAATGCGAATTAAAGAACTTGCTGAAGATAATTACAGATTGAAAGAAGAAAATGCCAACATACATAATAACTAATACTGATACAAATGAAACAACTGAAAAGTTTTGTAGTTGGAATGAACTAGGAATATTCTTAGAAGAGAATCCTAACTTCAAAAATGAACTAACTACTCCAAAGATTATTTCTGGTATTGAGGGAAAGACTCATAAGGTAGATAATGGATTTACAGAGAATATGCAACGTATTTCTGAAGCTCATCCTAACTCACCAATGGCAGAAAAGTTTGGAACAAATAGAACAAATAAAGATAAAAAGACTTTTGATGTAGTAAAGAAACGTACAAGTCTTGGTAAAGCCCACAATATGAATGCAGTAGCAAAAGAATTTAAGCCAGGTCAACTGGTAACATAAGTATAAATAATAGGTATGAAATTCAATTTAATGACTAATGGGAGCACAAATCCTCCTTCACTAAAAGGTTTCATACAGAAGTGGGTAGTGGTGTCTACGAATTTTCACTACCCACTTCACTTTATATTAGGAAAGTGAATTATGTCTAAGAAAAAAGAAATAGGTTATTCAAACCTAACAAAAATCAAACCAATCACAGATCATCAAAAAGAAGTCTTTGAGTCTTGGAAAAAAGGCGAAAATCAATTTCTATTTGGTTGTGCTGGAACAGGCAAAACATTTGTATCATTATATCTTGCACTCCAAGATGTACTTAAAAATGAGACACCATACGACAAAGTTGTAGTGGTTCGCTCTCTCATTCCTACAAGAGAAATTGGTTTCTTGCCAGGCGATGAAGAAGACAAGGCTGCATTATATCAAGTACCATATTCTAACATGATGCAGTTTATGTTTGAACAACCAAACGAACAAGCATTTAGTATGTTGTATGATCGACTAAAGGCACAAGGTAGTTTTTACTTCTTGTCAACATCTTTCTTGAGAGGACTAACCTTTGACAATTCAATCATTATTGTAGATGAATGTCAGAACTTAAATTTCCATGAACTGGACACAATCATTACAAGGGTAGGTCAAGATTCTAAAATTGTATTCTGTGGAGATTTTAGCCAAACAGATTTAACAAGGACTAACGAAAAAAATGGTCTAATGAATTTCTTACAAATCCTTCAAGAGATGGATGAGTTTAATTGTTGCGAATTTGATATTGGCGACATAGTTCGTTCTGGTTTCGTAAGAAACTATTTAATACAAAAAACAAAGCTGGGAATAGGGATAGAATAATGTCAGTAGAAGATTTCGAATTTGATTTTACTTTAGAGCAAGTCGAGGATATGCTCAAAGGTAATTCTGAAGCAGAAGAATGGTATGATGCAATGTGTCATGTACTACCACAATATGGTATTACCACAGAAGCTCGTGTTGCTGCATTCATTGCACAATGTGGTCACGAATCAAATAACTTTAAAGTTTTATCAGAAAACTTAAATTATAGTGCAGATGCTCTAGATAAGATTTTTCCAAAGTATTTTAAAAATGCTGGTAGACACGCACAAGATTATCATAGAGAACCAGAAGAAATTGCAAATGTAATCTATGCAAATCGTATGGATAATGGTGATACTGACTCTGGAGATGGTTGGACTTTTAGAGGTGGTGGTATTCTGCAATTAACAGGCCGTGCAAACTATACTGCTTTTGGTAACACATATGATATGTCAGCTGAAGAAGCTACTGAATATGTTCGTGAAAAGAATGGTGCTTTGGCCAGTGCTTGTTGGTATTGGGAAACAAATAAACTAAACAGGTATGCAGATACATATGATATGAAGACACTCACCAAACGTATTAATGGTGGTTACATAGGCCTAGAAGACCGCGTATCACACTATGAGCATGCCATGGAAGTTTTAGGTGGTCATTACAACACATTTCCACCTGTAGCTACAAATGAAACTTTACGCAGAACACGGCCAAACATGACAGGCCCAACAGTTCAAGCTCTACAGGAGGCATTAGGAATAAGTCCTGCAGATGGTGTATTTGGTTTCGGTACTGAAAAGGCATTAACAAATTGGCAAGCAGAAAATGGTCTATCACCAGATGGTGTTGCAGGGCCTATCACATTAGGGAAAATATTAGGATAATATGAAAAAATTTAATCATGTTCCTGTAGAGTTACAGGATATAAAAGCGAGAAATAAAGACGGAACGCGTCTATATGAAACACCAGATGGAAATATGTATCCATCTATTACTACAGTTCTTTCTGTTAGAAACAAACAAGGTTTGTTTGAATGGAGAAAACGTGTTGGTGAAGAGGTGGCAAATTATATTGCAAGGACAGCAGCAGCACGAGGTACTGCTGTCCACCATATGTGTGAAGACTACTTAAACAATAAGGATATGGAAAAACATAAAGAAAAGTTTTTACCACATGCTTTGTTTACTCAACTCAGAGATAATATGTTAAATCGTGTTGATAACATTCGTTCTCAGGAAGCTGGTCTGTACAGTGATAAGTATGGAGTGGCAGGAAGAGTTGATTGTATTGCTGAGTTTGATGGTGTACTGTCTATCATTGATTTTAAAACGTCAACAAAAGAAAGACAAGATAGCTATAACGAATCATACTACATTCAAGCGTCTGCTTATGCAGAAATGTTTGAAGAACGAACTGGTATTGAAATCAATCAGATTTGTATATTGGTTGTAACGGCAGATGGTGTTTGCCAAGAATTTGTTAAGGATAAAAAAGACTACCTACCTCTATTGACAGATTCAATTGCAGAGTGGAAGATGAAAAATGAAAAAGCTAAGAATAACTATGATGATTTTGTTGGGGCTCCTATATAGTTGTAGTCCAGCTTTAGCACAAATGTATTATACATCCAAACCAGTAATATGTGGTACAGTGGAAGATATAATAGGTATATCTAAAGGGTTTGGAGAACTTCCTGTTCTTAGGGGTGATGGTACAACCATGAAAGATGATGGTAAGTATTCACCATCACAATATGTTATTGGATTAAACCAAGAAACAGGAACATGGACTCTTATTGAACTCTTATCTACAGGTCAAGCTTGTATTTTAGGTAGAGGATCAAAGTTAGAAATTCTTAGTAAAAAAAAAGGAATTGATCTATAAAAGCCCTTGACATTATCACAAATATGTGGTATAAATAGTATATAGTTTGTTGATACAATTCGACAATTGGACAGGACTTGGGGGCAGTACCCAACGCCTCCACCATAAACACTAGAGAGCACCTGCAAGTGCTTTCCTTTGCAGAGGACTATAAAGTAGTCTAGTGTTTTTGATGGGGGCGAACTAGGATCGACTGACAAGGATAGGGGCGAGTAGAACTATCGGATGACTGCGTTATTGGTCAAAACTACTAAATGCAAATAATAACTTTGCACCTTCTGGATTCGCACTAGCTGCGTAATCAAAGGGAGTTGGCCACTTACTTAGCAACAGAAAAGTGGTACTAATTGGTGAAGTGATACAGCCTTGCAATTCCGCAAAAGATATCACACAGAGGGTCACTTACTTAATAGGTGCGCGTGGGGTCATGGTTAACCCCACATTTTAGAATGTAGTGAGGAATAATATGGGTATCAGAATACAAGCAAATTACACACCACTTTGGTCAGTTCCACTTGGTTGGGCAAACCTTGGTGAAGATTTTCGTGATTTAAATAAAAAATTAATAGAAGATATTGAAACTGAAAGAGAATTGGATAATTCTGGTAGGGGTGGAACTTTTGGAAATAGTAACAATTGTTGGCAATCTCAAAATACAATGGAACATAGGTATGAAAGTTTTGCTCAACTTGTACCATCAATAGCAAGAGTAGCTCAACCAGTTATGCACAAAAGCGGTCTTCCAAAAGATGTGACTGCAAATGTAGCAAATTTGTGGGCAAACGTGGTATTTAATCGCGGCGGTTATTCTTTTCCACATACACATGGAGTTGGTGACACACTTTGGTCGGGAGTTTATTATCCAAAAGGTTTACATGACATAGAAAATTTAGATGAATTAGATGTGACTGAAACATTTGCCCACGGAGTTAAAAATGATGGTGGAATACTAGTACTAAGGGATAGTAATGTTTCTAAAGAACTGATTGAAGCAGAAACAGATACACCACATTGGACTTATGATAGAAACTTTAGTGTAATTCCTAGAGAATCATTACTTGTTCTATTTCCTTGTTGGTTAGAACATATGGTAACCCCAACACAAAATGATGATAAAAGATATAGTATATCATTTGGTATATTTCGTCACAGTCAAGGCCTTACTGCTGATTCAGCAACTACAAGGGGTTGGGCAACTTCAGATGCAAACGATAATTTTAATGATGAAGTAACTATTGAAAAGGAATAAAGAATGCAAGAACCAACATTTGTGATAGAGCCTCTAGTACAAACACCAAAGAAATTTTCATTAGAAATTGAAAATATAGCTAAAGATAAAAATATTACTCACATGGATGCAGTAATTCATTTCTGTCAAAAAAATGATATAGAACCAGATACAGTGGGTCGACTCATAACCAAAGGTCTTAAAGAGAAGATTGAGGCAAATGCAAGAGAACTAAATTATTTGGAAAGGCAAGCACAATTGCCAATTTAGTCCTTGACATTTATGACGAATCAGTGTATTATAAAGTATATAAACTAAAATAAGGAGTTTCCGTTTATGTCTGAAGTTACAAATAACGCATTTGATAGCCTTGAGGTTCTTCAAACAGCTAATCGTATCAAAGAACTTGAATACGATTGTGCAGAGCTGCAGAAGGAAAATAAAGAACTAAAAGAGCGGTGTAAACAACTCGCATCTCGTATGCCTGAGTGGCCTAAGGGTTATCGTCCAATACGAAAAGGTGGGCAAAATCAAGGTCAGGATAAATCTAGGTTTGTTCGAAATTGAAAGTAGACCTCATCGATCACATGGGCAGCGATCTCTCTGTAGTAAACGCTGCCCGTGTTTCTTTCTCTAAAGAATCAAAGTTAGTTTGGGTAGAAGATTCTCCTACTATGTACAAAGAGACTCTAAGTGATAAAGATAAAAAGTTAATAGGTTATCTTGCTAAACACGATCACTGGAGTCCTTTTGCTCACGCATCTTTACAGTTTAGAATTAAAGCACCAATCTTTGTTGCGCGACAATTAGTTAAACACCAAGTAGGTTTGGTGTGGAATGAAGTAAGTCGCCGATATGTTGATGATACTCCAGAGTTTTATATTCCCACAGAATGGAGACTTAAAGCTGAAGACAAGAAGCAAGGTTCATCTGATGAAACTATTGAATATAATATCCAAGGTGCTATAGAGTTTGTAACACAGACGTATAATAATCTTTTGGATGCAGATGTTGCACCAGAGATGGCAAGAATGGTATTGCCACAAAATTTATATACTGAGTGGTATTGGAGTGGTACATTGATGGCTTTTGCTCGTATATGTAATCTAAGGTGTAAACCAGACACACAACTGGAGACACAACAAATTGCACAACAAATTGATATGTTGGCAAAGGAAAAGTTTCCTGTTACTTGGGGTGCTTTGAGGCCTGAATGACTACACACTTAATTTATGGAAATGGTGAATCAAGACCAAGAGAGGTACTGAGTGGTAATTTTATCACATGGGGATGTAATGCAATTTATCGTGATTTTACCCTTGACAATTTAGTTGTAATAGACTATCCTATACAACAAGAGGTTTATGAATCAGACTATCCAATGAATAACAAATGTTGGTTTGCTGATTGGGAAGTTCTACCAGCAGAATTTGCACCAGATGCAATAATAGCAGGTTGGGATGATGCAGTATATGAATCACGAAAAAAAGGTAGAAGCTCTTGTGTTGTACAGGGTAAAACTAAAGAAACTGTTGAAGCAAATTTACAAGAACTGCTTCAACATAATCCAGACTTGGATGTAGAAGACTTTAGAAGAAAAGCTGAAAAGGACGTTGGATTATATATTACTTGGGTTGAAGAATACAATGACAAAGTAATTAATATTGACTATCCCAAAGGATGGTCAGCTGGGAATACCGCACTATATCTTGCTTGTAAGTATGGTGCAACAGAAATATATATGTTAGGGTTTGATGGTAACGATTATCACAAGTCTATAAATAACGTGTATAAGGGTAGTAATCATTATCTACCCGAAAGCAGTCGTGGGTTTAACACGATTAACTGGGATAACCAATTTAGAATGGTACAGAGGGATTTTCCTAATGTAAAGTTCTATAAGGTAGGAACAGATTTAACATACGAAGAACTAAAACAAAAGCATACGTTAACATAAGGAGACTTAAATGTCATTAGATACGTTAAAAAGAACCAACTCACTTGATAAACTTCTTGGTGCAGTTCAACAAGAGAATGCACCTCTAGAGAAAAAATCATACAAAGACGA